CATCCGAATTCACTGGGTGACGATGCTTATAGGCATTTAAAGGAATCACTGAAGGAGCAGTACGCCGGCCTCTCCAGGGCACACAGGCTGATGATCCTCGAGGAGGGGATGAAGTTCAACAAGATAAGCATTCCTCCGGAGGATGCGCAGTTCCTCGAGAGCCGGAAGTTTCAGCTGGCCGAAATAGCACGGTGGTACAGGGTCCCCCTGATTCTCCTGGCTGAATATGAAAAGGCGGCCACGTATGCGAGCGTGGAGCAATTTTCAATACAGTTCGTCGTGCAGACGCTCCGGCCCTGGCTCGTGAGGTGGGAACAGGCCCTGCTGACGTCACTGTTTTTCGAGAATGAACGCAAGAAATATTTCGCGGAGTTTGTCGTGGATGGGCTCCTGCGTGGAGACATAAAAAGCCGGTATGAAGCCTACGCAATCGGCAGGCAGTGGGGATGGCTCTGTGCGGATGATGTACTTGAACTCGAGAACCGCAATCCGCTGCCGGACGGTCAGGGCAAGATCTACCTGGTCCCCATGAACATGGATCCTGTCTCAACACTCGAAAATAGAAGATCCCTTCAGGATCGAAATATAAGGGCCCTGCAGGAGCGATCGGTACAGTTCCTTGAAAGACGAACGATCGCATTAAGACGGAAGCTCACGGTCGCATATACGTCGAAGTTCGATGAATATGGCGGGAGAATCGTGAAACTCGAGGTCGATGAGGTCCGCTCGGCCGTGGAAAACATGCTGAAAAAACGCGGGGTGACGGATTTTCTGAACTGGATTGACTCATTTTATACCGATTTCGCCAAGGAAGTCGATGCGCAGGCGGCGCCGCTCATCACATCCTATGCATCAGCCGTTCTCCCGATCGCCCAGGATGAGATAAACAGCGAATCGGACATCAGCATCCAGTACCAGGCCTTCCAGAAGGAATACAGCGAGTATTTCGCGGACCGGCACGTAAAGTCGTCCAAGGGGCAGCTGCAGGCAGTGGTAACGGAAGCGCAGGCGGCCGGGGAAAACGAGGCGGACGCCGTGCTGCAGCGCCTGGACGAATGGGAGGAGAGACGGCCGGGCAAGATCAGCATGCGGGAGACGATACGTGCGGAGAGCGCGTTCGCGCGGTCCGTTTTCGGGTTCTGCGGAATCATGAAGATCAAATCGATCGCATTCGGCACCAACTGCCCATACTGCAGCGCGTTGAATGGAAAGGTGATCGGAATAAACGAGTATTTCCTGACAAAGGGAGATTTTCAGCCCGATGGGGCCGACGAGCCCCTGACGGTGACGAGCAACCGGAGCCATCCGCCGTATCACGACGGGTGCGACTGCGGTATAGAAGCGAGCAATTAGGGGGGATTATGGCAAAGGGTGAAATCAAGGTCGATATGACGGTAAAAACCGTGAGAGCGGAAAATATTCCGGAGGATATCGAGATCCGGCATATACCCATGGAGCAGATGCAGACCCGGATGGATGACGACGGCGGGATGATCGTGGAGGGCTATGCGATCGTATACAACCGTGAAGCCGACATCTGGGGCGACAAGGAGATCATCCTCCCGGGCGCCGCGACGGAGGCGCTGCAGGCGGAAGACCAGTATTACCTGTGGCAGCATGATGTGACACTGCCGCTTTCACGGAAGAAGATCGGCACCCTAAAGGCCCAGGAGGACGAGAAGGGGGTTTTCATCCGTGCGGAGTTCATCGATACGCAGTTCGGGCGGGACAGTTACAAAAATATAGACTCCGGGCTGGTGGACAAGCAGTCGTTCGCATTCAGGATAAAGGATGCGCGCTGGGAAGTGGAGACCGTGGATGGTGTGGAGACATGGACCCGGGTTATCGAGAAGTTCAAGGAGATACCGGAGTTTTCCGCGGTAACATTCCCGGCTTATGAGGAAACCACTCTGCAGGCCCGGATGAAGGAAATGGCGTTCAGGGACAAGCCGAAGCCGGAGGCGTCCGGCGAGGTGGGCACGGCGGTGCCTGAAAAGACAAGGGATGCCAGGACCGATAACGAGCCATCTCATGACGGTCATTCGGAGGAAACCGGGGGAGGGGAAGCGGATCCCCTGGTAAAGGCACATTTCCGCCGGCGCCGGCTGGAGATAGCAGAAAAATCAATCTGAATATTGGAGGAAAAGAAAGATGGACCCGAAAAAAATAGCCGAGCTACGGCAGAAGAGGGCCCAGCTCATAGAGGAGGCCCGGGGCATCAACGACAAAGCGGAGAAGGAAAACCGGGACTTCGATGAAGCCGAAGCCCAGAAGTACGACGAGCTCATGAACGAGGTGGACGAGCTCCGGAAGCGGATCGAGCGGGCAGAGCAGCTCGTGGGGCTCGATACGGGCCTGCAGCAGCCTCAGAGGCGTATCGTGCAGGGTGCACCGGCCCCGGACGGCAGTCTCCGCGGTGATATCGGCGGAGAGCCTGAGCAGGACCTGGACCGGGTCCGAGCCACGGAGGAGTACCGCGCAGCTTTTCGCAGGTATCTCCGGGGTGGTCTCCAGGTAATAAACCGGGAGGAAATCAGGGCGCTGCAGGCGGATGCGGACGTATCCGGAGGATATATAGTCGCTCCGGAACAGACCGTGATGGACCTGATCAAGGCCCTGGACAACAAGGTCTATATACGCCAGCTGGCTACCACGTATCAGATGGAAAAGGCCGAAGATCTCGGTATCCCGTCTCTGGACGCGGACCCCGATGATGCGGACTGGACGTCCGAGCTCGCGACCGGAAGTGAGGACAGCGCCATGTCCTTCGGGAAGAGGCACCTTCGTCCACATCCTGTCGCGAAAAGAATCAAGGTGTCGAACAAGCTCCTTCGGTCGTCGTTCATGGATGTGGAAGAGCTCGTGCGTAACAGGCTCGCGTACAAGTTCGGGGTCACTCACGAAAAAGCATTCCTCACGGGAAACGGTGCGCAGCAGCCCCTCGGCGTTTTCACCGCGTCGGACGACGGTATCTCGACGAGCCGGGACGTTTCCGCCGGGAACACCGAGACCAGCATCACGTTCGACGGTCTCATCGAGGCGAAGTACACCCTGAAGGAGCAGTACTGGAGAACCGCGAGATGGATATTCCATCGTGACGGGGTGAAACAGATCGCGAAGCTCAAGGACGGCGAGGGCCAGTATATCTGGCGTGAGAGCGTGCGTGCGGGTGAGCCTGACCGGATACTGAACCTCCCGGTACACATGAGCGAATACGCTCCGAACACCTTCACCACGGGGCTGTATGTGGGAATCCTCGGCGATTTCAGTTTCTACTGGATAGTCGATGCCTTGGACATGCAGTTCCAGCGGCTGTCTGAGCTGTACGCCGAAACGAACCAGACCGGCATCATCGGGCGCATGGAGTCGGACGGGATGCCCGTGCTCGAGGAAGCGTTCGTCCGCGTGAAGCTGGGATAGGCGGGGACGAAACGGTATACCGCTGCTCCCCCATTCGATGGGGGAGCAGGTAAAAAATCTGTATAAGGAGATGAAAAATGAACCTGAGCAAGGATGTAAAGATAACCTCCGCGCTTGATCATGCCGAAGCGTCAGCCGACCGCAATGGAGCGACGCTCGATATGGAGGGATACGAGGGCGTTCTGATGGTCGTCAAGTTCGGCGATATCGCGGGCTCGGCGGTCACGTCCATAAAGGCACAGCAGGGGGCGGCATCGAACCTGTCGGACGCCGCGGACCTCGAGGGAACGGGGATTACCGTTGCGGACGACGACGACAACCAGATCTTCGTGATCGATGTCTACCGGCCTCAGGAAAGATACGTCAGGGTCGTGGTCGACAAGGACGCGTCGCACAACACGGAGGAAATGGCCTGGTATATCCAGTACGGGCCCAAAAAGAAGCCCGTCGACAACAACGTGGCGGACACGATCACGACCGAGCTGCATGTGAGCCCGGCCGAGGGCACGGCGTAAGGAAGCAGTGAAAAATACCATCGGGGGGAGCTCGCTCTCTCCCCGATTGCCACAGGAGGACTGAACCATGGCAGACGGAACATATCAACCCAAGGTGTACATGAAAGAAGGCGGAAACACGCAGGTCGTGGCGGACGGCGGGGAGATCGACGTAGAATCGGGCGGGAAAATCACCGCGGACGGGACCCAGGCTTCCCATATCGCCGACGCCAGTACCGCGCATGCGCTCAGCGACTCTTTCGACGACGAGGAGGCCGAGGCCGCCCTGAATGCGCTCGGAACGAAAATCAACGCGATTCTCGCCGCGCTCGAAGGGGTGGGGATCACGGCGTCATCGTAGGAGGCCGGCATGATTATGAAACCGCTGGGTCATCAGCACATAACGAGCCTGAGTTCGGCAGCCGCACTGACCGTCCCAGCCGGGGCCCAGAGAGCGCTCATCGTATGTACCGGCCAGAATGTCCGTTTCAGGGACGACGGCACGAGTCCCACGACAACTGTCGGTATACAGCTTGCGACAGGGTCCCCTTTTTGGTACCTGGGGGACCTTTCGGCCGTGAAGTTTATCGAGGAGCAGGCCTCGGCCGTACTCGAAGTATCGTACTATGAGTAACAAGGCTTTAAAAATAAAGTGTGCGACGTCGCACAAAAGGGAGTAATCCATGCGAGTCAGAATGAAAACATTGATGTGTGGACCGGAGGGGAACCATTATCCGGGCGATACTCCTGATTTTCCGGAGGAGCAGGCGAAAGACCTGATAAAGGGCGGATTCGCGGAGAAGCTTGGTACGGCCTCCCCTTCGACTGGTGCAAAAGGGAAATCAGGTTCCAGGAAATCGAACGAGAAGACGAAGCAGCAGGAGCTGGTCCCTGAAACGGATCTGGAAAAGCTGAGCCGCAAGAAGCTGCTCGCTCGGGCGGAGGAGGCCGGTCTGGATCCGGACGAATGCAAGGGCATGAGCAG